CTTTATAATAATGTATAGGAGAGTGCAAAATGAAAAATAAAGAGTTGAATTTTGAAAAAGATTTGAGTATTGATAAATACAAATTGGATGAAGAATGCGTTTCTCATTCTGTTTTTTATTATCGTTATTCGGAAATGGAGGCAGATGCAAAAAATCAGGTATCCATATTGACGGATAATTACAAGCTAAAAATGAGTGAAGTCAATATTGAAACCAGAAACAGCTTTATTAAAAAAGATACGAAATTTACGGAAGCCGTAATTAATGCGGAAGTTGAAAAAAATGACACGGTTATTGAAGCAAAAGAAGAATTGCGTGAAGCTGAATTAAATTTGGCAAGATTACAGGCCGGTGTAAGAGCGTTTGAACATCGTAAAAGTCAACTTGACAATGTAGTGCGTTTGTATTGCGCCGGATATTTTTCAGTTCCGGCAAATTCCGGTAAGTCAAGGGACACAATAAATGAACAGGCAAGTAAAGACGCAAGAGCCGGATTAAACAAAAATGGAAAAAGAAAGCCTGTTGTTGATGATGAAGATGATGATTAGTCAATAATATCTATTGCCGTTAGTTGCAATAAGATTAAATTATATTTGTGGGGGATTATTATGTCGGTAAAGTCAAATGTCAAGAGAAAGAATTCGTCTTTAGCAAAACGCGCTAAAGTATCATATTCCACAAAGGATCAAGGCGGAGGTGGAAGTCGCATAATCAATTGGAAAGACATTGACGGTGAAGTCCAGTTCTTTCAGCCTACTGTTGGGAAAAATGCAATAAATATTATCCCGTTTGAGATTAAGAGTAAAAATCATCCTCTTGTAAAACAGGGGCAAATGGAAATTGGGGAATTAGATTATTGTTTGGATATATGGACTCATCGTAATGTCGGCCCCAGTGAAAGCTCCGTTATTTGTTTAAAAAAGACTTACGGGAAAGCCTGTCCAATTTGTGAAGAATCGGGAAAATTGAAAAAAGCGGGAAAAGAAAAAGAAGCGATAGCGTTATCTGCAAGACGGCGGGTTTTTTACAATGTTGAAGATATAAGAAAAAAGCCCGGTGAATTACAGGTATTTGAGGTATCTCATTACTTGTTTGAAAAAGAATTGATAGATGAAGCCAGAAATGAAGATGATGATGAAATCAATTTTATTGATTTTGCTGATCCTGAAACTGGTTTTGTAGTTCGTTTCCGCTGTTCAAAGACAAGTCAGGGCGGATTTGAATTTAATGAATTTAAATCATTTTCGTTTGCTGAAAGAGAGGAAGCAATAGACGATGAATTGCTTGAAAAAGCAATTTCTTTTGATGAGCATTTAAACTTGTTGAGTTATGAGCAGATACAGGCGATTCTTTTTGGTGCGGATGATGAAGACAGTGAAGAAAATGACGAAAAACCAGTTAAAAAACATTCTGTTTCTGCAAAATCAAAAAAGAAAGTTACAGATGATGAAGACGATGATGAAGATGATGAAAAGCCTGTTAAAAAATCATCTGCAAAAAAAGTAACAAAGAAAGATGATGACGAAGATGAAGATGAAGACGATGAAGATGATGAAAAGCCTGTTAAAAAATCATCTGCAAAAAAAGTAACAAAGAAAGATGATGACGAAGATGAAGATGAAGACGATGAAGATGAAGACGATGAAGATGAAGACGATGAAGATGAAAAGTCTGTTAAAAATGGAAAGAAAAAGCCTGTTAACGGAGCTGTAACAAAAGAAAAATGTCCGCATGGTCATACTTACGGAACTGACGCAGATGAACATGAAGACTGTGAAGATTGCGATATATGGTCAAAATGTGTAGGAGCAAAGAAATAAATGATATAAAGGGTGCGTAAATAAATGCACCCTTTATATTAATTTATATAAATGAAAAAGGGGGAAATAAGTGCTTAAAATAGCAGAGAATGAAATGGAAAACGGAAAAAATAAAAAATTAAATCCCAAAGGAACAATGACACTTAAAACAGCAGTTGTATATTTAAAAGAAAAATATAATGTTTCTGTCAGTTATGCAACGTTAAGAGTGGCTGCTTTTAGGGATAATTTTAAATCAAAGTATATTGGAAATGGCAGGGAAAAATATTTATTGGATGAAATGAAATTTAGACAATGGATTTTAAATACGATTTCAGGGGGATTTATTCCTATTGCAAAAGCGGCAAAAGAATTAAATATTACAAGTTCTTATGTTTATGTGTTAATTAAAAAGTTTAAAATCAAGGTAATTCAATCAGGCGGAAAAAAGGGTAAATTATACGTTGATTTTAAATCATTGAAAAAAGTTTGTTATAGAAAGAAAGAGGAGCAATTAAAGTAAATGAAAAAACAGCAGGAATTACGTTTTTTGACAGGCAATACTTTATTAGATTTAGTTGTCGGCGGTGCAGCCGGTACTTATGGCTATCCTGTAGGCAAGTTTATTAATATTGTCGGTGATAAAAGTGCGGGTAAAACATTTTTAGCAAATGAAATGATAGCCTGCGCGTATCATAGATTTGATAAAAAGAAATTTAAATGGGTTTATGATGATTGTGAAGCCGGTTATTCATTTAATACAAAAGAAATGTATGGATTTGATATTTTACAGGACATAAAAAATTCAACAACAGTTGAAGAAGCGTTTGTAAATATAAATAATTTTGCTGAAAGTTTAAAAGCGGATCAGTTTGGCTTATATGTACTTGACAGCCTAGACGGATTAACAAGCGATGAACAGGATGAACAGGCAGCGGATAGAATTAAGACCATAAATGCAGGAAAGAAATATGACAAAGGTAGTTATAATGTAGGAAAGCCCAAATATTTATCAAAAGAATTTTTTCCGCAGTTATGTTCTTTAATTCAGGATAAAAATATATTGGTTGTTATTATTTCACAAGTCCGTGAAAATATACAGCCGTTTTCTTTTGAGAAATATGTGCGTTCCGGCGGAAAGGCAATGGATTTTTACGCACATACGGTTTTATGGCTTGCAACATTGAAAAAAATAAATAAAAAAGGAAAACCTATCGGTGTTGTTGTAAAAGCAAAAACCACAAAATCAAAAACGCCTAGACCGTTCAGGGATTGCCAATTTTCAATTATATTTGATTACGGCGTTGATAATATAGGCAGTAATTTAGATTATCTGTACGAATTGAGAACGGATAGAGGGGAATTAACACCGGCAGCAAAAAATATTTCATGGGGGAATAATGATAATAAAAAAGTTTCTGTATCCGTATTAAAAAAGTTTTTGAAAGAAACTGAATATGTACCGGAAGGAAAAAAGAGAGCCGTAAATGCTTTTGAACAGTTATTTAATGAAGTTGAAAAAATTGGTTTGGAAAATATATTTGATTTTATTGAAAAAACGCCGGAAGTAAACAAGCAGTATAAAAAAGAATTTGGTAGTGAAAACGGAAAAACAATGTCAAGGGAAGCGCTTATTGAATACATTGAAAATAAAGGACTTGAAGACGAATTAACACAAAAGGTAATTGAAAAATGGGAAAGTATAGAAAGCGACATATCGTCAAATAGAAAAAAACGGTATGCAACAATTCCAAAAGGGGGAGAAAGAGAATGAAAAAGTTTTTAAAACGGATTAATGAATATTTTGGCAAAAAAGAAATATGTGAAGAAATGGAACTTCAAAATGAATGGTATAAACAGGCCGAAAAAATGCAATATAAGGATTTATTTAAATTTATACATAAACTGATGTTTAAATATAAACATGATTATGGCACAATTTGCCATGCAATAACTGCCTGTATTATTGCGACATTTAATGCCTTGAATAGAACTAGTCAGGGCGGCATAACAGGAACACAGGCAAGTTTGATAATGTGGGGCATTGTACGAAAATTATTTAATAAAAAAGGAATATTATCACTTGTTGAATACGATAATATGTTGTATCCGCAATATAAAGATAATTTTGAAAAAACTATCAGCAGTTATACTTTTAATGATTTGCAGAAAAAAGCAAAAGAAATGTTGGATAATACAATTGATGTACATCCTGCCGTCAAAGAACACTGGCAAAAAATAGTTGATGGAATTGTGCCTTTTGGATACACAATAAAAAAATGATAAAGGGAAGTAAATTAAAATGCTGAAAAAAGTAATGCTGTTGTTAAGACAGGAAGATTTGGAAGATTTAATCAATATTGTTGACAGCTTTTTTTTAGGTGTAGAAGAAGGACATCCTGCATGGTTAATGTATATAAAAAAGAGATTTTATCATGCAAAACATAATAAAGGGGAAAATAATAAATGATTAAACAGGTTAATTTAAATGAAAAAGAAATATCGTTAATCAAGGACGCATTAATGGAAAAGCAGGTTTTATCTGCTGTTACAACCAAGTATAAAAAAATTATCAATAAATTAAATAAAACGTATACAACTATACAGGTATCGTCAAGAAAAGCAAAAGGAAGGAATTTGCAAAAATGGGCGGTAGAAAAGATAGCTGTTTTATTAAATGAACAATTAAGTAATGAAAAGGACATGAATAATATCCGAAGTAGGGAAATGGGGCAAAGTGGCGTTGATGTATGGCTGCATAAATCGTTACTCAAAAAATTTCCGGTTGCTGTTGAATGTAAGGCGCAAGAGCAGATACAAATGAATGCTTTTATTGAACAGGCGAAAAGCAATACGTCAAAAGATATGCCGTATTGGCTATTAATAATTAAAAATAAAATATTGAAAAATCCTATTGTGGTAATGGATTGGGAATTGGTTGAATGGTCGTATAAGCAAAATAAATAAAGAATGGAATTGTC